TGATGGCAAGAGTGATAAGCCTAGAGAACATAAGGCATGGAGAACTGCTATGCACGTGGCAAATGGTGTATTTAATGGACACCTAGATGACTTTGTTGAGGGTGCTACACACTACCATGCTCACTATGTTAAGCCTAGTTGGGCAGAAACTAAGACGTATGTAACTAGAATAGATGACCACATATTTTATAGGTGGGATATTGAAAGGAGTAAGAAATGAAAAGATACTATGTAGAAATGGAACACCCAAGAGGTAAAGAAGAACATGGAACTTTTTATATTTATATGATGGCTTATGATACTCAACAAGTCATAGATATGATTGATGGAGTTATAGTACACATAGAAAAAGTATATGAATAGGAGATAGCAAATGACAATGTATAGATTAGAAATGAAACCTCATGTTGAAACAGATGCTCAATATGACCAACGAATAGGTAGTGGAGTATTAGATGCTTTAGAGAAAGCATACAATGAAGATAAAACATCTTGCATATGGTTGTTAGATGTGGTAAAAGAAACAATAGATTTTTTAAAAAAGAAAGGATATTAAGATGAAAGTAAAACAATTAATAAATGTACTAGGTGCATTAAATGATACAGGTAAATTAGCTTGTGATATGTATTCACTAGATGAATCAGAGTATTATTCACAATCGCAAGGAGCAATCGCTATATCAGAGATGGAGTTTAGCCATGTTCTAAGAGCATTTAGAAAAATATGTGATGAGGATGTTAGAATAGATACACAAGAGGGTAAGGTTAAAGATATGGTATCTAAAGAAGCCTATCAAGTCATGTGGGATAACTGTGAAAAGTTAGAGAAACAAGTTAACCATTGGAAGAAATTAGCAGAAGCTAACTTTATATCATCTGTTAACGATAGTGAAACTTCTGATATATGGAAAGAAAGATATGAGAAAGAAGTAGACAATGCAGAGTATTGGAGAAAAGCATATAATGATGCATCATCTTTACAAGGATGTTACTATACCTTTAGTGAAGTACCACAAGATGCAGAAGGTAATGCCTTTATCAAGAACTGTAGAAAGTATTTGAATAGAGATTCATATAAGATAAGAGTTAAAGGACAACACCTTAAACCTGAGTTATATGGAAAGGGTAGAGCATATCATGGTGCTAACATGGAAGATTCTACACACATGAGAGTTTACATAGACACAAAATAGGGAGATATAAAATGTGGCATAGAATACAAGATTTTTTCCAACAGGATTTCAATAAAAAGTATGGTGAGGGTACAAAGTTTGACCTTGACTATGGTAAATTATTAATAATAGCACTATGTATTTACATAGCATTGGAGGTATAGTTATATGACTAAAAAGAAAACAATAGAGATACATAAAATATTAAACTTGACAAATAAACAGTCAAGAGAAATATTAGATATACTAGAAACATTAAGAACTATTAATGGAGTTACGGATGACAAGTGTCCATTAGACTATGAACAGATATGTAAGCTAGATGGAATGGAACATCAACTTGCTGATATTGTTGGTGCTAAAGTTGAGTGTGAACATGGACACTATACAAGATGGAGTGGGAGCTATGAATATAAATAGTCTAGTAGACAAGTATTATTTATCTAGTGATTTCAATATGTTAACGGAAAAAACTAAAGTAGATTATTCAAATTGTTTATCCATCATGTTGAACACTAAGATAGATGATAAGTTTATTTGTACAACTAAAGTCAATAAATTGACAGGAGCAGTTGCAAGACAATCATATGAAGTGTGGCTAAATCGTGGCATTTATATGGCTAATCATATATGTGCTACATCTAGGAAAGTTTATTCATTTGGAATGGAGATGGGTTATGCAGAGGTTAATCCATTCTCTACATTCAAGTGTAAAGTTACCAAGCCTAGAAAAGTTACATGGACAAAAGAACAGATTATGCAGTTATTAGATTTCTGTTATGCAGATTTTAAATATCGTAGTCTTGGTTTAATTGTACAAATGGCATATGAATGGTGTCAAAGGGTAGGAGATATGAGATTATTACAGTTTGATAGCATAGATTATGACAAAGGCATACTAAACTTAGAGCAATCCAAGAGAGGTGCGACAGTTCATCTGCCTATAAGTGATAATTTACTTGAAATGCTTATACAACAGAAAGATGAATATGATTTTCAGAAATATGTTGCACCTTATCCAAAGGCTATGAGAGGAGCATACAAGCCTTATACATTAACTAGGCTATCCATAGTGGCTAGGAGAGCAATGAAGCTCTGTGGACTACCTGATGAGCTACGAATAGCTGATTTAAGACGGACAGGTACTACTGAAATGGTAGAAGCAGGAGTATCTATGGGTCAGATAATGTCTGTTACAGGTCATGCTAATCCACAATCTGTGAAACCTTATATGAAAAATACTTTGGACTCTGCAAAAAATGCCTTGACAATGCGAAAAAAGTATGATATAAGCACAGATAACGTGCCGAACAAAGAACTATATAACATATAAGTGGTATATTATAAATGAATATATATAATTATGTAAGTGATTTACAGTTAAGTGTAGGAGAGAGTAAAAGATTTAATTGTCCTAATTGTAATGGGTATAAAACTTTTACTGCTACAAATAACATGGGTCAATTACTATGGAATTGTTATAAAATATCTTGTAGTATATCAGGTTCAGCACGTGTTCACTTATCGGTGGATGACATAAGAGATGCCATTGACCCTAGTGTCGTAGATGATAACATAAATGATTTTGTGTTACCTGATTATGTTGTACAACACAATGACAGACCAAATGTTTTATCATGGTGTAGACAATGGAATATTGATATAACTAATATAGACGTATTCTATGATGTTAAAGAGGATAGGATAGTGTTTCCTATTGTACATGATGGTAAAATGGTTGATGCAACAGGTAGAGCATTAGGGAAAAAATTACCCAAATGGAAAAGGTATGGAAAAAATAACTTGCCTTTTGTTCATGGTTGTGGTAAGGTGGCAGTAGTTGTTGAGGATTGTGTTAGTGCTATCGCAGTTGGCAATGAGGTATATGCAGGGGTAGCAGTGTTGGGTACATCATTAGCTGAATCGCATAAACGATACCTTTCACAATTCTCAACTGCTATAATAGCACTTGACCCTGATGCAGTACCCAAAACACTAGCATTTGCAAAAGAACTTAGAGGTTATGTGAATGATGTAAAAGTGCTACGAGTAACAGACGATTTAAAATACAGGAGAGAAGAAGATTTTAACAAACTAAATGAAATAACCCCAAAGGAGTAACCAACATGGAATTATCATTAATAAGAAGTCTTATGGACAAGGAGTTTTATGACGAGCATAGAGGTGCTAAGTGTCCTGATAGATTATTTAGTAAAGACGTAAGAAAAATTAAGACTGCCATAGATAGTGCTATGGACAGATATGAAAGAACAGTAACACCTGATGAGATTGAAGCCTTGTTTATGTCTAACAATCCATCAATGACTACTGCACAGAAACAAGCATATTCTAGCTTGTTTAAACAAGTAAAAAAGGAGTTGCCACTTGGAACAGATATTGCACAGGAAGTATTATCTAAATTGTTTCAACAGGTTGTTGGCGAAGACATTGCTAATCTTGGGTTTGACTATGTTAATGGTACTAAATCCACACTTGAACCTCTTAGAAATGTTCTTGAGTTGTATGCTGATGATTTTACTCCCAATCTAAAAGTAGAATGGGATGACATAAGTATTGAAACATTATTAGAAAGGAATGACTTGGAAGCTAGATGGACATTTAATATACCTTGTCTAACTAGAAAGGTAGAGGGTGTAAATGCAGGACACTTAATTGAGATAGGTGCTAGACCTAATACAGGTAAGACATCTTTCCATGCAAGTTTAATTGCTAGTCCTAGTGGCTTTGCACATCAAGGTGCTAAGTGTATCATACTTTGTAACGAGGAATCTGCACATAGAGTTGGTGCTAGATACTTAACATCAGCTACAGGTATGACAATGCATCAGATAAAGCAGAATCCAAGTAAAGCACGTGAATTGTATGAGCCTGTGAAAAAGAATATACACATTAAGGATGCATCTAATCGTGATATGGCATGGGTTGAGAGTATTTGTAAGGCATACAAGCCTGATATAGTTGTACTAGACATGGGAGATAAGTTTGCTAGGACAGGTGGCTTTGCAAGGACAGATGAAGCACTTAAAGCCAATGCAATTCATGCTAGACAGATAGCTAAACAACATGAGTGTGCTATATTTTATATGTCGCAGTTATCTGCTGAAGCAGAGGGTAAGATTTATCTGAATCAGGCTATGATGGAAGGTAGTCGTACAGGAAAAGCTGCCGAAGCAGATTTGATGGTTCTTATAGCTAAAGATACAGTTAAGAATCCTGATGGTGGAGAAGAAGAAAGTCCTGCTAGACACTTAAATATAGTCAAGAATAAGTTATCAGGATGGCATGGTGTTGAGCATTGTGAATTGGATTATGTAACTGCTAGGTATCAATAATGCAGAAAGACTTGTTTGGTTTTGAGAAACCTGTAGTTGAACCTAGTGATACTTTAGTTTGTATTAAGTGTGATATAGAACAACCAATAGACCAATTCAATGCCATGAAGTATGCAAGTTCAGGAGATGAGAACAAACAAACAGAAATAAAAAGAACCTGTAGAACTTGTATGCGTAATCAATCCTCTCTAGTTAAACAACTAAGGAAATCTAATCCATATCCTGATGAGAATTACTGTTGTCCTATATGTGAAAGAGACATCAAAGAGATAGGAAAGTATGGTCAACCTAGATTACAAAATTGGGTGTTAGACCATTGCCATGATTCACTTTCTTTCAGAGGTTGGCTATGTCATCATTGTAATGTTGGACTAGGTGGATTTTCAGATAACTTGACAAGAATAAAAAAAGCTGTTATATATTTAACAAAGCACAAGGAAATATTAGATGAAATATCTTAAAAAGGAAGATACAAAAAAATTAAATCTACCTGATAAAACAAATGAAAAAAGAGAAGATGGATACACATTTCAGTATTACTATATAAGAGATGGTAAAATATCAGAACTTTGGTACTCTCCAAAAACTATGGCTAATTTAAAATTTCGTAAGGCTAGACAAAAGAAAAAACACACTAATAAGGTTAGGGATTTTACAAAAAGAGTTAAGCTATATTTAGGATGTTGTATATGTGGATATAAGAAAAGTAGTGATGCTTTACAATTTGACCATAAAGATATACACACTAAGAAAAAAGAGATTAGTAGGATGCATGGGTATAGCATAAAAGTAGTAAAAGATGAAATGCGAAAATGTAGAGTTCTTTGTGCTAACTGCCATGCTGAACACACGGAAAAACAAAGAAAAGAAGGGTTATTTAATTATGAAACTAACACTTGATGTAGAGAATACAGTTACACACAGAGATGGTAAGTTACATCTTGACCCATTTGAATCTAACAATAGATTGGTCATGGTTGGTTGTCTAACTGATAGTGGCAAAGAATATTTATTCAGAGATAACTTTGATGGAGTACAAGAACTACTAGACCAAGCAACTATACTTATAGGGCATAACATAGTGCATGATTTACTGTGGCTATGGGAATGTGGGTTAAAGTATGATGGTGCAGTGTTTGATACTATGTTAGGCGAGTATGTTATACAAAGAGGTAACAAGCAACCTTTATCGCTTGAAGCCTGTGCCAATAGGTATGAATTAGCTACTAAGAAACAAGAAACTATGAAAGAATACTTTAAGAGTAAAGTACCTATTGATGAGATACCAAAGCAAGAGTTATCTGACTACTTATCTGCTGACTTAAAAGCAACACAAGAGTTATCAGATGTGTTATACAAGAAACTAAATACAGAAGAGTATGCAGGTTTAATGAATACAGTTATACTAACAAATCGTGTGTCTGTTACATTAGCTAGAATATATCAGAATGGATTTACTGTTGATGTTAATAAGTTAAATGAAGTTAGAGATGAGTTTGAGAAGGAAAAAGCAGATACAGAGAAACGATTGAACACGCAAGTAAGACAACTAATGGGAGATACACGTATTAATCTCAATAGTCCTGAACAGATGTCATGGGTTATATATAGTAGAAAGCCTAAAGATAAATTAGAATGGGCAAATACATTCTCACCATATATGGATGTTACTGAATACAAAAAGAATGTTAAAGATAAATCAGATATTGTGTACAAGACAGAAGCACAAAAGTGTGCAGGATGTTTAGGCACAGGCTATGTAAGAAAGGTTAGGAAAAATGGAATACCTTATGCTAAACCCAACAAATGTGATGCTTGTGATTCTGTTGGCTACTTATTTGTACCTACGAAAGTGGTAGCAGGACTAAAGTTTACTGCTCCTACTGCTAAGTGGGTTAGTGCTAATGGTTTCACAGTCAATAAAACCAATCTAGCTACACTACAGGGCATTGCTAGGAAGAATAATTTACAGGAAGCAGTTAGTTTCTTATCTGACTTACAAAGACTATCAGCTTTGGATACTTACTTGTCATCTTTTGTTGAGGGCATTACTACACACACTAAACCTGATGGCAAACTTCATGTAAGACTACTACAACATAGAACTGCAACAGGTAGGTTTAGTGGTGCTGACCCTAATATGCAAAATATGCCTAGAGGTGGTACATTCCCTGTTAAGAAAGTGTTTGTATCTCGTTGGGAAGGTGGACAGATACTTGAAGCTGACTTTGCACAGTTAGAGTTTAGAGTATCAGCTTACTTATCCCAAGATAAAACTGCTATGAAGGAGATAGAAGATGGATTTGATGTGCATAGTTATACTGCTAGTGTTATTAGTAATGCAGGTGAAAAAACATCTCGCCAAGAAGCGAAAGCACACACGTTTGCACCCTTGTATGGAGCAACAGGATTTGGAAGGACACCTGCTCAGGCTACATATTATAAACACTTCACAGAAAAGTACGAAGGAATCGCATTATGGCACTCCAAATTGGCTAAAGAAGCTATAAGCACTAGTAAGATAACTACACCATCAGGTAGACAGTTCTCATTTCCTGATGTAAGGAGAAATGCTTTTGGCAAAGTATCACACTTTACACAGATAAAGAATTACCCTGTACAATCATTCGCTACTGCTGATATAGTACCTCTTATATTAGTAACTATAGAGAATGAACTATTTAATTTAAACTCTTGTATTGTTAATAGTGTGCATGATTCTATAGTCATAGACATACATCCTGAAGAGATACAAAAAGTAATTCATGTTATTAAAATAGTCAATAGTAAAATGATTGGATTAATAAATAATGCATTTACATTAGACTTTAATGTGCCATTATTATTAGAAGCAAAAATAGGTAATAATTGGCTTGACACGAAAGACGTTATGTGATATAACTTACAAACTTTGATAGAAAGGAAAAAAAGTATGGTTAATGAAATAACTACAATAGATACCAATAATTATGCAGAGATGGCAAAAGCTATGGGTATCGCAGGGGAAACAGGCTCATCTGATACAAGTAAAGCTAATCCTCTACCAAGAATGAGATTGCATCATAATAATATTATGGGCATGAAGAAGGTTGGAGACGAAAGTGTAGAAGCAGTAGTCGTTAAAGGTGGTTCATTTAAACTAGAACGACCTGATATGCCTGTTGTGTATGCTCCAACTGCTGAAATCAGACCATTTGTACAGAGGTTTATGTATAAAAGGTTTGTTAAGAATATGTCTGCCAAGAAGGGTGAGCCTATGGGTGTTTACCATAAGACACTCATGGCAGACAATCTGAATAATGACTTAAAGGATAATCAGGGTAGCTTCAACTGTGGTAAGCCATCAGGGTATATCAAAGACTTTAAGGCATTACCTGTAGCTACACAGGAAGTTATTAAGCAGATTAAAAGAGTTAGAGTAATCTTTGGTCTTATTGATATGCCTAATGCTACAGACGAGAAAGGCAATGAAGTAATTTTAGACGATAATACTCCATTCATATGGGAGATTGATAATCGTGATGCTTTTAAGACAATGGGAGAACCCTTTAATAAGTTTAATCAAACTAAAAGACTTCCTGTTCAGCATTACATTCAGTTGACTAGTGAAGAGAGAGCATTGCCTAGTGGTGCTAAGTTTTACTTACCTAACTATTCTTTAGACTTACAGAAGACTGTTCAAGTAACAGATGAAGACCAAAATACTTTCATTAACTTTATGTCATGGATAGATAACTACAATAGTTATATATTTAATGAATGGGAAATGAAAGCTAAAGCTCCTGTTAGTCAAGAAGACAAAGACATTGTTGATGACTTCATTGATGTTGATGTTGAAGAAGAGGTGGCATAGTGAACCATCCTGCTGAAATGATGATTCATCAGTATCTTGAAAATGCTACAAGTGGCAAGTCTGCTATGAGCCAAGATAATATAGAGCAAGTAGCTACAGACATTAAAGATGCATTGAATCGTCAGTTCAATACTAAGAGGGATGAAAAGTTTAGGTTGCGTATGTCTAATATAGGCAGACCATCTTGTCAGCTTTGGTTTGAGAAAAACAAACCTGAGACTGCGTTACCTAAACCCACTACTTTTGTTATGAACATGATGATTGGAGACATAGTTGAAGCAGTATTTAAGGCAGTACTAAGAGAAGCTAATGTCAAATTTGAAAATAGTGATACAGTTAGTCTTGAAATTGACGAAAAAACTACTATATCAGGTTCATATGATTTAGTTATGAATGATGCAGTAGACGATATAAAGTCTGCATCTGATTGGTCATATAAATATAAGTTTGATTCTTATGAATCTTTACATTCAGGCGATAGCTTTGGTTATGTTGGGCAACTAGCAGGTTATGCAAAGGCTTCTAACAAGAAGGCAGGTGGTTGGTGGGTTGTCAACAAAGCCAATGGTCAGTTCAAGTATGTTCGTGCTGATATTGACATGGATACAGAACTTGATAAAATTAAAAAGAATATAAAGGCTACAGAATCAGATAAATTGGTACGATGTTTTGAGCCTGAACCTGAAACATTTAGAGGTAAACCTACAGGTAATATGGTTTTAAATAAAAATTGTACCTTTTGTTCATATAGACAATCTTGTTGGGATGGTTTGAAAGAGCTACCTGCACAGATGTCTCAAGCTAAAGAACCTAAAATGGTTCAATATACAAAACTGAAAGGAGAGTAGCATGAGTAAATCACTAGATGAACTAAAACAAAACATTGAAGAAATGGAAAAGCAATTACTAGAAGCAAAAAAAGAATATCGTGAAATGCGTACAGCAGGTTTGCGTGATGCTATGGAAGCTAGAAAAGTAGCTGATGAAGCTGTAAAGGAAGAGTTAAAGAACTTAGGTTATCAAACTTCTTATAGTCCATTTACAGGTATAACGTGGCGAAACTTTTAAGTGACTCCTCATAAGATACGAAGAGAAGCTATAAAGCATGGGTATAGGAGTGGGTTAGAGCATACTCTCTCCATATATCTTAAAGAATTGAAACATAAATATGATTATGAATCAATTAAAATAGAATGGGAAGATTTGTCTTATCGCACCTATACTCCTGACTTTATATTAAACAATGGTATTATAATTGAAACGAAAGGAAGATTCCTTGCTATAGATAGAAGGAAACATTTAGCTATAAAGAGACAGCATCCTAAATTAGATATTAGATTTGTTTTTACTAATAGTAGAAGCAAACTAAGAAAGGGTGCTAAATCTTCTTACGGACAGTGGTGCGACAAGTATGGATTCAGATACTACGACAGGATAATTCCTGAAGATTGGCTCAAAGAAAAGGGCAAGAATAGACATCCTAAATTTATAAAGTTTGCAGGGTCTAAGATAAGGAGAGTTAAGTGATTTCTCAAGATAATATAAGAAATGAGGATTTTGTTATAGATGTCAGACCTGAGATGGATAGGCATTTTAAATGGACAGGTGGGATAAATGTATCAATAATGACATCGCCTAAGAATCCTTTAGATGATGATGACTACTATGGTGTTATGGAACTTTGCAGGAGTATTTGTGCATCTGTACCACTTATGGAAAGAGATGAGGATTTAAGACAGAGACTAGTAAAAGAAGCAGAACATAACGAAGAAAAACCTGAACCTAAGTTAAAAGTAGTTGACAAACAGGATAATGTTGTGGTACTATCTTTTGACACAGATAATGATAACAAAAAATGTTAAGACATATGGAGTACATGAAAATGATGGCAGAAAAAGCAGAGATGGAAGATATGGTAAATCATCCTAAACACTATAATGAATCAGGCATTGAGTGCATTGATGCTTTACAAGCTATGTTGGGAGATGGCTTTGAATCTTATCTACAAGGAAATATAGCAAAATATCTTTGGAGATATAAATATAAGAATGGTGTAGAAGACTTAAAGAAAGCACAATGGTACTTGAAGAAACTTATAGAGGTACATGATGCGAGTTAAGATTATGGCAACTCTTACAGTTGATACTGACGAATATCCTGTGCCTTCTGACGGAGATGTACGAGAAGACTTTGAAGATTATATGCGTGAATTATTTCACGATTTAGAGGGTGTAAAAATATCCCATATTAAAATACTAATGGAGTAAAAGATGATAAGCAACTACCTACCAACAGATTACCAAAACTTTATAGCACTCTCTCGCTATGCTAGATGGAAAGAAGATGACCAACGAAGAGAGAATTGGGGAGAAACAGTAGATAGATACTTTAGTTATATGACTGAGCATCTTAAAACTAACTATAATTATGATTTAACAAAAGCATTGAAAGAAAAGTTATCTGCACAGATAATGAACTTAGGTGTTATGCCTAGCATGAGGGCATTGATGACATCAGGACCTGCTTTAGATAGATGTCATGTAGGTGGATATAACTGTAGTTACATACCTGTAGATAGTCCTCGTTCATTTGACGAGTGTATGTACATACTTATGTGTGGCACAGGTGTTGGTTTCTCTGTTGAAAGAGAGAATGTGGA